GATCGTTGTTTTGAGCACAGAGACTCCCCAAAAGCATAAGGGGTCTATTCAAAATTTCTACACATCCGAATCAGAATGTAGGTCCGAGTTGGATGTTGCACTAAAGGCCCTACAGCTCAAAAACAGTCAAGTATCAGGCACTTGTACATTTAGAGATTATCTTACACCTAATCGGACTTTTTGAGTATATCAAATACTTTTTGCTTTTCCAACAACCGTTGTTCCAGCTCTACGTACTGTATTCTCAGTTCGGCCAATTCCGACCAATCCGCTTCTAATTTTTCGTTTGGTACCAAGATATTGAGACGTTCGTTGATTTTAGTAATGGCTTCTGTGATACTTTGACCCTGAACACGGATGTCGCCGTTGAAATCAGCATCGCCGTCTACTCGAAGTGTGCTTTGTATCTGGGTCGTACCTGCGGTCAAGCTTTTGTTATCCCAAGTATAATTGCCGCCGCTACCTCCGCTTCCAACACTAAACACCGACAGTGTACTTGCTGAACCCGGGGCTACGTTAGCTACACTCATTTGACTTTTACCGTGGAATCTTTTCTTATCCAGTTTATTCTGCGATGCGGATCTGACTCCCGCCATACTCCAATAAACAGTTCACCGTCGATCGCTTTTTCATACACAGTACTGGTAGTGAATATTTCACTTGTTCTAAGATTCTTAACCTTGTAGATTTTTTCAAGTTTACGCATGATTCACCTCACAATAAAGTATAATAAAACTAACAAACTAAGTCAATAAAAAACGAGCCCGAGCTCGTTTATTTTTTGTTCTGAAACCGATATTCTCGTCGCAGCCACCACTTATATCTTGCCCAGTATTCCGATAAGGTATAAGGCAATTCGTTGTGGTCTTCGTGCTCACGACAATTGTCTAACCAGATAATTCTCAACCAATTTCTAAATTGACTATTACGATTCATATCTGGCTCCTGTAATTGGTGTTCAGCTACCGGATCCCTCCGGCCCTGAACTGAGTTGTTGCCCTGTCCGCTGACGATCCTTGTGGCTTGTGCCAGCTAAACCTACGATTTTTCTTGCACCCATTTAGCGGGTTCTGAGGCTGTCATCGTATGAGCCCTGGCATTTTGGTGACACCAACCACCCCCTTTAATAACGCAGAAGGGACTGCGGGATTTGGTTGCGGAGAACAGGAATCGAACCTGATGTCTTCAGCTTATGAGACTGACGAGTAAACCGTTTCTCCCCTCCGCCATTGATTTATTTAAATCGTTTTAACAGTTGTTTAAAACGCCATTTGATATAATAAGGTATTTCACGCAGGGGTATTGGAAACATCACGACTCCTGTTCAAACGAAAAGTCACGTATTCGTCATAAGAAATAGCAAGCCAACCACATAGTGCTGTAATATTGGCATAAAATGCTGGCATGTTATCAGAACCAAGTGCTGTCAATCCGTTTATGATCGCCAACACAACTACCAAAAAAGGAATACTTACTCGAAAATACTTGATCATACTACGCTCCTGTAAAATAAAAGTGAATTGGAACCACAACCATTCATAAATAATACTATGAAATGCCTAAATTGTCAAGCCGAACTTACTCGTAAAGATCAAAAGAAATTTTGTTCTCGATCTTGTTCTGCTACTTTTAACAATACAGGTCTTAGACGACATTCTAAACCTGAATCAAGATATAGCACTGTTAAACCTTGTAAAACATGCGGTATCGAAACAGCCCGTCCAGTCTATTGTTCCGATGCATGTAATCCCCGTCGCCTAAAACTTACAGAAGAAGAAAAATATATCCGAAGCTTATCAGTACATAACGAGGCTTGGCACCGTTACATGGCTAAACGCAAAAATCAAACTCCTAACGATGTTGATATTAAAGCATTACAAGATTTTTATTTAAATTGTGCTGTTGGATACGAAGTAGATCATATTATTCCGATAAGTAAGGGCGGACTGCATTGTTTATCTAATTTGCAATACCTTACTATCAGTGAAAACAGACGCAAATCAAATAAAATTTTATAGTGGCCCGGGAGGAGAGAATCGAACTCCCACAGGCAGATTTGGAGGCTGCTGTACTACCACTATACTACTCCCGGGTATACCTTTACTCTGGATCTTTAACTACATTAGAAATCATCAATTCTCTACGTTCTTGCATCTCACGAACTTTTTCTTCAGTTTCCAGCTGACTGAGGTTGATAGAATATATAACCCAGATCATCCAAGCAAAGATTGTAAGTATGAATAAATTAAAAAGAGTTTCTCCATCAAGCTGAAACAGTGCCACTACTGCAATAGGACCTAATGCTGCAATAGCGATCATTCCCAATGTACGAAGAATTGCTCTTGTTTGAATACTCATTACAACTCCTAATTAGTTAATGTACTTCATATTTTACATGAGGTTTGTATTTGTGTCAACTACTATTTTGGCGGAAGCGGTGAGATTCGAACTCACGGAACCTTTTGGTTCGTCTGTTTTCAAGACAGGTGCAATAAACCGGACTCTGCCACACTTCCAATCATTTGGACCAAGTCATAACAAACAATGTTCGATCTTGATCCCATTTAAATGCTACACCTATATTGTAAAGAACAGCACAATCCGCATAGGCCCAAGTTGTATATCTTGCGCCAACACATTGTTTCAACCAATCCTCTACTACAAGTAGACTGTTGACCCAATCTTGTTGATATTCATGATTGGGCCAAGGAATGATTGCATGATAAGGGAATCGGTGCCAATCCACTAACATGCAAATATTTATGGAGCACTGGGCTGGATTTGAACCAGCGAATCGAAGGTTTTGCAGACCCCGCCATTAGGCCACTCTGGTACCAGTGCATATTAATCTTCTAATTCTTCCTCATCATCAAACTCGCCAGTGTTATGAGCATAACCTTTGAGGGTGCTTATAAATAATTCTTGGTCATTTACCACAAAAACATTATATTCACCACGACGAAACGGCTTCATTTTGGGTACCGGTCGCCGCCCGGCTGTGTCGGACTGTATAGGTTCTACTTTGACGCTATACGAATTTTCAAACACCTCAATAATTCGCCCTAAAATTATTCTATTGTTATGACAAGTAATCACTGTTGAACCTACTTCAATTGGCGTACCCAATATGTCATTTAAATTCACAGTTGTCTCCCTAAATAATACAACATTATAACACAACAGTTGAATTTTAGTCAATCTGGTCCGGCGTGCAGGGATCGAACCCACATTAAGGGAGTAGAAATCCCCTGTATTATCCATTATACTAACGCCAGATACAACTTGGTGGGCCTTGTTGGAGTCGAACCAACCGCCACCCGATTATGAGTCGGATGCTCTAACCACCATGAGCTAAAGGCCCAGAAACTTGGTGCGACTGGCCGGAATCGAACCGGCACGCCTTGCAGCGGCAGATTTTAAGTCTGCTGTGTATACCTGTTTCACCACAGTCGCAATATCTCTTGGTCCGGGAAGTGGGATTCGAACTCACGATCTCCTGCTCCCAAAGCAGGCGCTTTAAGCCAGACTAAGCTACACCCGGATAATTTTTAATCCTCTTGATCACTACCGTTAAAATATGCTATTATTTTACTACGAGCCTCATCTTCTGTCAAGGCCGGCACACTTACGGTTGCTAATCCGTTTTTTATTCGTATATCAAATGGCACAACACCATTAGGCATCCAATTTTCTTCGACAGGTATACTTACAGTAAATTCTTGCAAATTCATTAACCTATCAATCACTTGTTGCGTTTCATCACTAAATCGTGCCATATATTATCCTTTTGGTGCCCCTTGACAGAATCGAACTGCCATCAGAGGATTACAAATCCACTGTATTACCATTATACTAAAAGGGCCTAACTTGGCGGAGAGTATAGGATTCGAACCTATGCGTCGGTTTCCCAACGACAGTTTAGCAAACTGCTGCCTTAACCACTCGGCCAACTCTCCATTATGTTGCTATTATATATGTTGGTAACGGTCCTGTCAACAATTACATTGTAGGACCGTTACCGTTCTTAAAGCCTATTGTACCACCTTCCTCCACGATGCGTTTGATTGCATCCTCAAACAGTATAGGAGCAAAGTCTGTTTGTTCTACGCATACACAATGATAGCGCGGATCAATACGTTCTCGTACACCCCACTCCATGAACTCGGCAGTACTGCTGGCACGTTTCATTACACGGTTAGCATGAAGGTGCCCGTGTATGTTGGTACCAAATCTACCCAGACTGTCTTCATGAATAGGAATATGACTCAGTATCATTCCGTTCATGACATGGTATGCACGTAGTTCACGAAAGTACTGTCTATATTCGTCATCACGGAAGATATCGTGGTTACCACGTATAAGCACCTTGTCACCATTAAGACGTGCCAGTGTACTCATTGCTCTACGGTTAATAACAACATCGCCCAGGTGATACACTTTGTCGTTTGGACGTACACGTTCGTTCCATGCTTTGATCATGAACTCGTCCATTTCTTCGGGATTATCCCAAGGACGCAGTTTGGTCACCCCGTCGTTCCGCATGAAACGGCAAACGCCAGCATGACCAAAGTGAGTGTCGCTGACTAAAAATACTGCTGGCATTTTGCTCTCCTTTCTATGCTATAAGCCACTCTTGTTTATCTCTATACTCGATGGATTCTGATCCATCGTACTCGTCAATTTTAAACGCTGTACCTTTGGTTATCCATCGAATCGATAATTTTTCGAGGTCTCCAAAATATTCATCAGGATATTTCAGTGCGAGATAGTGCTCAATCTTATCACGTTCGTTGGATTCAATCCAGGCCACAATACTGGGATCAAATAGCAATTCTTCAATACCGTGCCATGAATACCAACCGGCTCCGTGCCCTGGAGAAACTATTATTGCTACCGAATCATCACGAACAAGTTTATTCATTTATTTTACACACCGCAAGCTTCAAAAAATTTCTGGGTATCAAATCGTGGATTCATTTCTGCACAGGATGATGCCACTGCACAAGCAGCCTGCAGTCTGGCATGCGGATCCATGATAGCACGAACATATTTGGCCAACGATTCAAAATGTTTCTTGGACATACTGGTCTCCTTAGGCTAATTCAAGTTCACGAGCAGGGTAGGTGATGCTGCCATCAAACTCCAGCTGATCCCGCTCGAATTCGGTGAGGTAGTCATCGGCTACAATGTTAAAGTCAACGATGTGCTCGCGGAAGTACGGGCTGTCTTCTTCGATCTTGTCACGCAACGCCATAACTGCCATGGTAACATCTTTACCCTTAAAATTCTTGACCACATAGTCGTTGCCACCCTTGGCTTTCCAGTATTGCGGGCACTCGCCCTTGCCGTCCCAATCGTGGGCGCCATAGTTTTCGTAAACTTGAGTAGTAATTAGCAGCTTCATTTTGGCTCCTTGTTATTCACTATACATCTATTATAGCAAAATGGCGAATTATGGTCTACCAAAATATTTTGTTGCAAGAATAGCAACAAATGTTGCAAGAATAACAATATTGCTTAAAAGCAATAGAAATTTGGAGCGGGTGACAGGGATCGAACCTGCGACGAACAGCTTGGAAGGCTGACACTCTACCACTGAGTTACACCCGCATTAAAAAGTTGGCGGTCCCAAGGGGTAACGATCCCCTTCTTTCAGCGTGACAGGCTGATGTGCGTCCATGAACACTTTGAGACCTACTACTGGCTCCAGAGGGTGGGATCGAACCACCGACCAAGAGATTAACAGTCTCCTGCTCTGCCGCTGAGCTACTCTGGAATAAACTTGGTGGGCGGTGAGAGGGTCGAACTCCCGACCTTGGCCTTGTAAGGGCCCTGCTCTACCACTGAGCTAACCGCCCAATTAAATATATCTATCTATATGTAATCCTACTGCACTTGCACGTTGAACTAATCTTTGTTCACGAATACTTTCGCCGTAAGCATATTGTCTTAGAAATTCTGTATCCTTATTGTAGTTATAGTTTCGTAGCAACCTATGTGCTTCTTGAATAGCTAACAATTTTGCTAACTCTAACTGTTCTTGATGATCAATATCCTTGCGTTTCATGTCCATAAGAACTTGTAGTCGCTGACCAATCATCTGGTAGTCGTTTAAGTATGCATGCGGTACACGATATATAACCATACTACTCCTTATTGGTGGGGATGGAAGGATTCGCACCTACTCACCCGAAAGAACTGATTTACAGTCAGCCGCCACTCTCTAACTTAGCCGCATCCCCATTAAACATTGGTGGAGGATAACAGAATCGAACTGTTACGAAGGCCTTGCAAAGGCCCCAGGCTCCCTTTACATCAATCCCCCAATTATTCTTTTATATCTTTAGAATCAACGCAAGTTCCGCCTTTGAATACATATATGTCGGAATCTATGCGTATTTGTTCGAAAACATGATTGTTTACACAGATATATGGATCTTTGTGATTTTCCATATAATAAAACGCTCCATATCCAATGCCCCCTAATACCATAAGTATGGGGATATATTTTAGGTACTTGACAATTTCGGGCATAGCACCCAAAATTTGTGGTAGCATACGGAGCAGTTCTTTCATGCTTGTATTTATATGGTACACCATAGCGGAGTCGAACCGCTCTTGCAAGGATGAAAACCTTGAGTCCTAACCGATAGACGAATGGTGCATAACTTTGGTGCCCCCGGATGGAATCGAACCACCATCACAAGTTTCGTAGACTCGTATCCTATCCGTTGAACGACAGAGGCAAATTATATTGAAACACACTCCCAAGGGGCTGTCATTAACCCTCTTGTAACTTTGTACACCCTGTCGGGTAGCTACTCCCGTACTCTTGTACTCACCGTGAAGTTGGCACGGCAATGACAGAAATGTGCTTCAATATAATTGCTTGGGCCACGCTTTTCCACGGTCGCCCCCAAGCTGAGGTGTTGCCCTGTCCGAACACTAAAGGACTTTGCCGCGTAGTGTTCACGCTGCTCGGTTGTCTGAGGGGTTGCCTCGCTAAAGGTGCCCGAGCCACCTGGATTTTCTCGTGCACCACACGCCACTTTCAGGAAAGTGGTAACCGGAATCTTAGGGCGCCTCACATGGTCATTTAAAAGTAGGAGCAATCTGTCTCTGAGACTTTTTCTCTCCACTTCCCTTAACACTTTATTCAGGCACACGATCGCCTGAAGCTGAATATTTTATGTAATAATACATTATGGAACAAAAAGCCCACGCAGCAAAACCAAACGGAAGTATTAACAAAAACAGAAATAATACAGCCTGTTTTGTGAATGTAGTCTTTCTAACCAACCATAAAGTTAACAAGAATGGAAAACTAAAAATGGCCAATGCAAGTAAGAAACTGAAAAAATATTCCATAATTGTTGTTCCTTGTAAGTTTAACATCCATACAAAAACACTCTTGATCTCCAGTTTACTTTGCGGTAGCTAATCCGCTTTCAACCTTCTCCGATCCTGCGTCCAGTTTAGAGTGTTTTTATATGGTGCCTCGGGTCAGACTCGAACTGACACGCCTTTCAGCACTGGCTTCTAAGACCAGCGTGGCTACCATTACACCACCGAGGCACTTTGTTGCTTGATTGTTAATGAACGTTTACTGCACTATTTCATTATTATACATAATTGTCTAATTCAGGTCAACAGCCGCACAACCAATCATCTATATCTTGTTCAGTGCAACCCAATTTGGCCGCAAGATCGCGACTGCAAGGAAAACCAAGTGTTTCACTTGCACCCGAGAAATATTGATCCACACACTGGCGATAATTGTCGTATGCATCCAACTTGCGATTTGGCTTGTAATCAAACACATAGGTGTCAGTGCGGCCATCTGAATCTTCACCTACATAGTACGCAAAATCTGCGCCCCAATCGCGAGTTGATTGGGCTTTCATACGCTGCTGGGCCATGTTGTCTCCTTTGCAAGTAACAAACCATAGTATAGCAAAATGGGTCTTTTTGGTCAACTCTTTTATTTTTGTTATTAAAAAAGCAACAAGTTGCTATTTTGTTAACTGGTAGTAGAGGTCAGACTCGAACTGACGATGGGCACCGTATGAAGGTGCTGCATTTGCCGCTATGCTACTCTACCATGATGGTACCCGAGGGTGGGAACGATCCACCGACCCCATCCTTATCAAGAATGTGCTCTACCACTGAGCTACTCGGGTATAATTTACTGGCCGGTCCTGACAGATTCGAACTGCCGACAGCTGGTTTCGAAGACCAGAACTCTTCCGCTGAGCTAAGGACCGTTTGGTGCTGCCTCTTGGAATCGAACCAAGTTCAACGGCTCTTCAAACCGCCGCTATGACCACATCAGCTAAAGCAGCATGGGGTATCCGACCGGGATCGAACCGGTGATACAAGATCCACAATCTTGGGTGTTGCCTCTACACTACGGACACCATTGTTTGGTAAGGGGTACAGGAGTTGAACCTGTGACACGCGGAATCAAAATCCGCTGCTCTACCAACTGAGCTAACCCCCAATTAACTTGGTATTACTTTAGGAATGTAAGGAACATTCCTTGGCCCGTGACGCTGTTCAAAAAGTACACGGGCTTCTTGTAAATCCTTTGCGTATACACGGTCTTTTACATCACCCGACGGTGTACGAACTGTGGTTTCATACATTGGCATATCAATCTCCTTTAACCATATAAAAACACACTGTGCAGATATTAGTAATGGCCTCTGTGGGACAATCAATGTGTTTTTATATGGTAGGTGCGGTGAGACTCGAACTCACAACTTATCGGTTAAAAGCCGATTACTCTAACCAGTTGAGTTACGCACCCATTCTTACTCCGTACAGTTGCCACATCAATGCTGCAAGCTTGTGCTTGTTTTCATATGTCCAACCATATCTTAGTAAACCTCGTTTGTCACTCTTGTCACTGTCCATAACAGGATCTCCTATTTAAAATTTTTATCTAACCACACCAACATTCCAATAATGAATAATAATACAATCAAAGCCCCATTTTAGTCAACCTTTCTGTGTTATGGAGCGGATAGTCAGATTCGAACTGACGACCTACACGTTGGCAACGTGTCGCACTACCACTGTGCTATACCCGCTTTGTATGGTAGTAGGCCAGGGATTCGAACCCTGTCGTTCCAGCCCATCTGACCAGTCTCCAGAGCTTATAAGACTCCGCCGCATACCAATGCTGCCTACCATAATTTAGCGCATCCTTGTTCCTAAAATTATTAGGTAGGAATAGTTTACAAGACCTTCTGTTCATCAAGGATGCATGATAAAACACATTCTTGGATCCTCGTAACAGTAATCCATGACGCCGGCCGCCATTATGTGTTTGAATGTGCTTTATCATTCCTATTTTACTCCTGCGTTTTCGCCGACAGTTTCATCCAGGGCTCCGCCCGTTTGGCAAGTTTGAGTGCTGCCGCGGCCTCGTTCCGCATTGCACTTTTTAGCGTCGTTTAGTTAGACGGCGCATTTGTTCTGCATCTTCAATTTGTTGACGCAGTCTTTCCATTTTACTTTTAACTAACTGTTCAAGTAACCTATCGCTAAAAACAAAATTACGCTCTTCTAACTTCTTTTGAAACGACAGTATATCTTGTTCGTTTGTCATTTCTTCCTTTATAAAACAAAAACCCCAGGGTTTTGAGTCCTGGGGTTTTATAGAATTTGGTAATTAAACTTAGGTTCTATATTTCCCCAGGGCACGATTACTAATATCGCGTGTAATCACCCAATAGGCTATTAGGCCTGATTCGGGTTGTGATTTAAACGATTTATGTAATAGTGTTGAGTTCATCATAGTCTCTATTGTATATTTATTTATCATTGTTGTCAATCATTGCTTGAATAAAATGATTAAATTCATTCTGCTTTGTGTTCAACCGGCGGAATCTCAAATCTTGCAAAATTGTTAACACCAGTGTCAACATACGATGCTGGGCCTAAGTAATAGAAAGGACTAAGAAAGCCAACAAAACCCATTGGTTGTCCCATTTCCTTATAGGTATATTTTTCATCAATATTGTCAACTAAAAACTGTAGTCCTGCCTTCCAAATTTGATAAGACTTAGTTTCTTTAAAATTGACATAAAACCAATAATCCATTTCATTATAGAAACTATTTGTAGGTTTAATAGTCTGAAACGTCGCCGGATCATAATCTGGATATATAATTGGTTTTACCATTTGTTCATAAGTGGTTCTACTTGCAATACTGTTATTTGGCCATTTTACAATGTACTGTAGTGCTTGGTTTTGTGGCATCATGAACCAGTTTTTAATTATGTGAGCTTGTTTACGCACTACTTCTGGAAAGTCCGGTGACCAATAGAAATACTCGTTGGTAATGTTATCATATTCGTACATCACACTGTTACTGTGATTGGTCTGTAGATCCATGAAATACAAAAACCATTTACCGTCTTTGATGCAAAGTCTTGGTTTATCTATACCATACAACACTGCAATTCTATATCCCTTTTCTGCCTGTTTTCTATGGTCAATAAATGCAACATTGTCATGCTTGAACGGATGACTTGGTAAAAAATAATCCTTGGATTTAAATACCCAGTCTTCTTCGTAAGTTTTGTTGAGCATGTCTTCTGCATAGTCATGCATGGTGAGTTTAACTCTTGGATAGTGAGTAGCTATCCAATTTAAAAGTGGTTTGGCAGCAAAGTCCCATTCACTCAAAGTATTTTCACATTTTGTATTATACGGATCGCCGTGTACATTTTTGTCACCGGTCTTGGGATAACGAAAAACTACTTCATCCAAATGTATTCCATTTTGTAAAAAACTAAGAATGGCGGTTGTGCTATCACCACCTCCTGATGCTTCAACTCTTATCCAGTCATACTTGTTTCGTAATTGCTGTGCCCGTAACTTGTATAACTCTTTCAAAGGAACAGATGGTTCAATAGTCCAATCTATATTATTGTATACCTCAGGATTGAAATGCCAATTAGGAAATATTCCTGTTTTGGTGGCTTCAATTAGAGCTTCGACTTTACCGTAGAATTTTTTTTGTCCTACTGTATAAAAGCCAATTTTGTCGTTTTGTTCAAGTTTATACATGGCGCACTCTATTAAAGAGTTGATATTCCAGGATGTGCCTTGGTGTTAAATTTAGTTTTTGTTGGCAATTTAAAACCAAATGTTTTGTCTTCTAACAATGTTTTACAGATCACATGCACATGTGGTTCGGGCATGTCTGAACGTGCAATCAAGAAATATTTTTCATTATGCAACAAAATTGTTATAGGAAGATCTTTATACAATTCCAGTGCTACCAGTTGCTGCATATCTGTGCTTGACAACAAGGCTACTTTGATTTGGTTTGTGTACAATAGTGATGCTACTCTATCAAGATCAGGTGCTCTTGTTACTAATGCTCTACTTGCCGGTAAATTTTGTCGCAATGCAAGTGCGATCTGTTCACCAAGAACATCTCCTTCGATGTCAACTTTGTTTGTGGCAATTTGTAGATATTTGTTTCTAAATGCATCCCAATTGTTGTATGGGTTGTGAGCCTGCAAAGGTAATGCTACCAGTAAAAAAATAGTGGCAAGTAATTTTTTCATTTTATATATTCAAGTGGTGTGTAGGATGTTGAACAAAGGGGTTGCCCCCTTTGTATTATTTACTGTCAACAAAAATGTTCAACGGGCAAATAGTTGTTACTGCATAGTTTGGTGGATCTACAACGTTACCAATTCTAAGATCGCACGCCACGCTGGTCACAACGTATGCTTGCTCTTTGGTCAAACCTTTGTTTAATTGCAGCCATTCAATCATTTGGATCAAACTGTTACGTGCAGCTTGATTCAAGTCTTGACTCAAGTTGGTCAATGGTGCAATTTTCTTGCTGTCAAGGTATGCCAGGTGCGGAGGAATCTCGCCTGCATTCTTTAATGGATACCCAATAGTTGCATGGAAAGAGTCTGGCTCTAACTGCTTGAGCTGACTGCCGCCTTCAAATTGCACTGACTTGAGGGTAGCTGCACCACCTTTTCTGATACTTGTTTCTACGGTAACAATACCATTCATTTCGATTGCAGTTCCTGAAACTTCACCATCGCCTTGTGCAAAGTGAACATCACCTACATAAAGTCCGCAGCCATCAACATAGCATGGGAAAAGCAATGTTGTACCAGCTACCATTTGCTTGACGTCCATGTTGCCGCCGTTTTCACGCGGTGGAACCGAACGAAGGCATTTGTCTTTGTGTGATCCGTCAGGTCCACAAACTTTGGCAGGATGTGCTCCGGTTGGGAAAGGTTTGAGTGCAACACCACCGGCATCAGCAAGTTGTGCTTCACGTGCCAACCATTTATCAATTTCTGGTTCGCCGGGCATGGTGCCGATGGTTCCAGCAAAAGCTGAAATTGGAATTCTAACTCCGGGGATTTGTTCGGATTCGGCATACAAACGATTTAATCTCCAGTTGGCAATGTAAGGATCAGGGAACATGTCGCTAAGAAAATTCATGCCTGGAATAATAGTGGTCCATCCATGTCGTTCAGGTTCGACATCAATAATTTTTACTGCCAATACATCACCTCGTTTGGCTCCTTCGATGTAAATTGGCCCAGTCATTGGATGAACCAGACTTAGGTCAACCGCAGTAACATCTTTGGGTCGAGCATTGATATCCAGTTCAGCATCTACTGCGTCTCTGGTATGGATTCTGATCAATTCACCGGGTTTGGCTTTGGCTACCGGTTTGATAGCTGGATGTAAACGATTGAAACAGTTTGGATCCTGTTTACATTTGACGCCTTTTTTGGGCACCTCTACAATGGGCTGCAGAGGTCGATCTGCAAAGGCAAGATTGGCAGCAGAGGCGATGGCCAAAGTTGCCAGAAGTTTTGAAATAAAACGCATGGTTTCTCCTATGTGATAATGTGAAAAATTTTTTAGAAAACCTTGTAAGGTTTGTATGATTTTACAAGTGATTTAGTTGATTGTCAACTATATTTATTTATGTCTATGTTCAAAATTCAATAAAAAAGCCCTTTTGTTAAAGGGCTTGTTTTGTTTATCGATTTGCGATATACATTGTGATTTCAAAACCAAAACGCATATCTTGTGCTGCTGGTGTGGTCCATGCCATGTTATTTCTCCTTGATTAAAATTAACATACTGCATTAGTATGTATCATTATTTTACACAGTTGTGCAGTACATTTATATACGTACAATCATGTTTTTTGTCTAATGATTTTGCTTAGGCTACGTTTTCTTTTTCCTGCGCGAAATCTTTTCCCCAATTGATTCTTAACCAAATTCTTTCGTGTATATAATACAAAGTCATAAAGAGTGCATTAATCAATAATGATCCTCCAAGTCCGGTCCAATAGGCTAATACCAAAATACATATTATTCGCCATATAATAGTTTTCACTACGCTTCGAGTTTTTGTTTCTGTCATTTTGTGTCCTTGAACTTAATTTATGTATCTAATTTCATTTGTCCTAATTTATTTTGAGCCATGATCTTTTCTTGACGTAAAAAGACCCTTTTGGGTATTGAATTAACTATTAAGTACCTTGGCCACCGACGTTATTACAGCAGCAATTCGACCAATGTCTCTCAATTGTTCCACAGTATAACCCATTTTCTTCAAATTGTCATAATGTGATTTGACACAAAAATGACATTTACCAACAATACTTGCTGCAAGGCTGTATGCTTCAAATCGTTCTTTGGTTGTACCACCATGAGTACTTATGGCATTCATACGTAGTTGTGCTGGCAATCCCTTTAAGTTAGGATCATCTGCCATTTCTATATACGGATACCAAACATTATTCATGCCCATCAAGCTTGCTGCTGTCAGTGCTGCATCACGTTCTTTAGTATCTTGAATATTGTTTTGAATAAATGATACCAACTTGCCATTACCAGTAGCCATAGCGGCTGCTAAAGCGATGCAATTAGCTTCAGTAAAATCAAGTGTAGACCTATTGATAACATTATCAAGATTAAGTTTTGTGTCCTTAGCATATTCTGGCAATCCTTCTTTAATTTGTTCAACCCAACTCATTTTCCTTTTCCTTTTCTTTTTGCTCTTTGTTATCTATCACCTGTTCTTCTTTCTTCTTAAAGATAGCGTCCCAATTTGAATCAAAAGTCTTTTGATCAACACTATACGGTCGAGGATTTGATCCTTTACTCATCTTGTTTGATCCGCTAATATTTTATAACCCTTGTAGGTAGGATGCACGCCATCTCTACTTATGTTAGTTTCGGGTCTTGGAATCACGGTATCACCAAATTCTGATGCCACTTGCCGAACTGCTTCAACTTGTTTTGGTTTTAGATATTGACTGGGTAACAACCAAAACACTCTATCAGCTTGGGCATTGGTGCGTAATGATCTTACCTGTCCTTCGGTGTTGATACCGAGGTCATTTGCACCCAAACTGATAATCAGTGTCCGGGTTGGCTTCAGCTTGTGCAAATGCTTTTTGTTCCAGTCGCTGGAGTTAATACCGCTTTTCGCAATGGCTTGACACTCAGGACGAACTTGACTAACGCCAACAGCAATACTATCTCCTACAATTAAACATTCAAGCATTTGCTATCTCCTATTAAAGTGTTTCGCCACCGACTGTGCGGTTGCAAGCGCAAAGCTCGCCAGTCTGTAACGCATCTAATACACGAAGTGTTTCTTCTGGGCTACGACCAACATTCAAGTTGTTGACAGTAACATGCTGGATAACGTTGTCTGGATCAACAATGAATGTTGCGCGAAGTGCAGCACCTGCGGGTGCGTAGAATACTCCCAGTTGATTGATTAGGCTACGTTCGTCACGTGCGGTATCAGCAAACTGAACATGTTTAATTTTCTTAAGGTCTTCGTGCGCTGCCTGCCATGCCAGTTTACAGAACTCGTTGTCTGTACTACCTGTGAGTAGAACAGCATCACGATCAGCAAAATCACCGTGTAGTTTATCATAAGCTACAATTTCTGTCGGGCATACAAATGTAAAATCTTTTGGATAGTAAACGATTACTTTCCACTTACCTGCAAATGCTTGTTCTGTAATTGCAAAGAATTGATCACTTCCTGGGTTTACACCAGTTACGGTGAACGATTCAATTTTGTCTCCTACTGTTTTCATTGATTTCTCCTTATAAAAATGCTGCATTGCATTATATTATATATCCAGTAAATACCTATTGTCAACGTAATTTTAATAGATTTTAGCCGAATATTTTTTAATTGAAAGAATAGGAATTGTCTATTAAATACTGTCAAAGTTATTGGTCAAACTGTTTTAAAAACTGATCAAATGGATTTTTAGAAACATCAAGATTAAAAAAATGTTCGGCGTTCTTTACTCTTCTTGAATATGTTTCCTGCCAAACAGTTTCATGATCCATGTGCATCCAGAGATCTATACTTGTAACTAATTTATCTATTCTCATATTCAAATCCGGTTCATTGTCGTAATCATGATTTATGATATCATCAAATACGTCAAATCCCAGTTTCCTTAATAAATCTATTGTACCAGTTCCAGACAAAGTAACAAAAATCTGACCTGTGGCAATAGGTTTAAAAATTTTTTCATCAAGAAAACTAATATCATAATGATGTGCAGTTACAATATTCAAGTACGAATCATGTAATCCAGGATGATCTAATCTTAACATATCATCACCATACTTGGCATCTTTTCTATCTATTTTTAATGGTAGCAAGTTTTGATACTTTGCAACCAATGTTTGCATTTCTGGTAAATCGTAATGGTCATCGGCAGCGGTGCCGTTAAATGAATAAAGAATATTTTGAAAATAAGGTTTTTGTACAAACTGATCTAACAGTTTAATTCTGTGATATCTACAAAGATTATTAAGACAGCTTGCTGAATATAGCCTTGATTGTGCAAATTTTGATGTATCTAATTTCCATGCCGCATAATGTTTTTGCGGGCCTGAAAGGAACGCATACCAATAATAAGGATAATACAATGTATTATTAGCAAGTTCATAGTAACTGCCGTCCCCGGTAATACTAAGAATAGTGGCATCAGGTAAATTATCTTGAATGTAATCGATTATTCTATGCATGTTATCCGAAACATGATCGCATGCAACATACAATATACATTTTGAATTTCTTGATCTTAGAATATCTATAACAGTTTCTAATCCTAATGCTTTCACATAGTATGAACCAAATATGTCTTGATTGCTAACTATATCAATATCAAACTTATAATTGCCACTTGCTTTTTTGAGATAGTATGCAATTGGTCTACCATATAATATGTCTGATTTTTCTTGAAGAGTTCTTAAATTCATAATATTTTTAGAAATAACTCGGAAACAAAAAAGCTCGCCTAATAGGCGAGCTTTATTTTGGTAAACTACAATTAGTCAACAATACCCATTGCAATGGCTTTGTAACCTGCTGCAACAATTTTGCGACTTGCTTTACCGTGACGGTATTCAGTAACACGAACGCCGTTGCCTGCTTTGCGTGTATTCGCATAAACAGGAAAACCTGCGTAACGAATTTCGCTAATGGTAGCCCGTGGATTCTTGATGCTAAAACGCTTCGAGATCTGACTTGCAGTTAGCGACTCACCGTCAAGGACGAGAGCACGGAACAACTTACCTTGTTTTGTATTAAGGTCAAACATTAAATATCTCCTAAAAAAGATATGCTGTACGACAGCATTCAAGTATTATATTAGATTGTTTTGGATTTTGCAACTACTTTTTTGTTCTTTTTTGTTTTCTTTTTTACCAAACTCCAAGAACCGTCTTTGTTATCTAACCATTCCAGAGTATCACCCTCTTTCCATCCCAATTCTTGCAACATCTCATCATTAAATGGCAAAACAAGTTCTCCGGTTTCGGGATCTTCTTCAAGTATCACTGTCCAAGTTTTCAATTTTGTGTTCATATAAAGGTTCGATAGAAATAAAATTTCTCAATTTAAAACTACGCCAGGCATTAGCATCTGTGCACCAAACACTGATAATGTCATTGGGTTTATCTTTAGGTACGGAAGTAGTTTCTTTTGTTGAGGCAGGTAGTAAGTCTTCACGTAGTGTACAAGGCATCACACGACGCTCGCCGTTGACTTTGTTAAATGTTACTTCACAAATTCCTTTGCGTAAAACTTTAAGTAGTTCTTCTTTGTCTGGCCATGTTGTGAACTTGTCATTCACAACCACTACGTCATGTTTATTCGGCATCTTTATCACCGCGATTACGTGCAGGGCGGGCCCGTGTATTTTTTGCTTCTGCTGCGGCAAATTCTCTAATAAGATGTCGCTCGCGCTCTTTGTTGTAGCATAATAGTGCTAAAGCTTTTTCTGCTTTTTTCACTCGAACTGCTCTCGAATCATATCCCATTTTTACTCCTCCTCTTTGAAATCTATTACGTTACCTGCTTCGTCAGCACAGATAATTCTCGCTTGATTACCTGCGCCATCCTCAATCAAGATTGGACCCCAGATCCATGCTTCAGTTTCGTTTTGACTCCAGCCCTCTTCATCCTCGAGTGCTTGGTAAACACCATGCTCTTCAATTACTTCCATAAGGCGTTCTTGTTCTTCTTCCGACATATCTTCTGGAAAGTCAATATCTTCCCAACAACCGTCCCACATAGTATCAAGCTCAACATTTTCTATGTTGTTATAGCAGCAGTTATACATGTCAATACTATCTTTGGTGCCATCGCCACCAGGAACATAATCAAATTCGAACTCTGGCGGATTGTCGTTCGTGGTTTCTACAAAGAATGAACAACCACGATACCCTGTTTTACGAACAATAGTTTGTCCATCTTTGATGTAATGTTCGTGTTCTTCGCATGATTTTTTATAGTAAGTTGATACTTTCCAATTAGCCATTTTGGTTTCCTTTCAGTTCTTTGAGCACCATGTCTTTGGCACGTTGATCCAGTTCGGCATTTTCTGCATCAGTTATATATGCAGCTATTTCATGCACAAACTCTTGCACTGCTATTTTACCAGGTTCGGTGAACGAGCTAAATTGTCGGCCCGTGCTGCTGCGATAATAGTAACGACTGTTACTCATTATCTCTTTGACCCCACCGTACATCAATTCTTTGATTGCCTGCTTTTCCATAACAAATCCTTTAGATTTTTTCGCCCGCTGTAAATCCTCTAAACCGTAAGAAACGTGGAAACCGTAACGAGTAAGTGCCGTCTTGATTTTGAGTAACAGCGTCGGCACGTACTTCTGCCACGTGACCGACAATCGTCGACCTATCCACCCAATAGTCAACGCGATTGGCATCACTAAAACCAGAACCCACATTAACACGTATTCTACGACCATCGTCCTCACCTTCACATATAATAGCACCCAGCCTGCCTGTATTGCGACCGGTGCCTTCTTCAAAATCAACTACATTGAGGCTGACTTCGATAAACGGTTTGAGCTTGAGCCAAGATACACTACGTTTACATTCGTAGGCAGCATCAGGATCTTTGATCATGATGCCTTCATAACCGCCTGTAATGGCCTGCTGATTGATTTCGCGAAATCGTTTTTGTCCTGCATCGGTATCCATGTCAATTGCTTCATGGCTCAACACTGTGACATTGGGTAGTGCATCTTGTACAGTAGCATACCATTCTTGCAACATGGCACTACGATGTTCTTGCCGGGCTGATCCTGTACCACCTGCATTAAACTCAGCTAATGTAATATAGTCAAACAAGTTAAGTACAGCATCACCTGCTGCCACATTGTCTTTACGATGCACTTGCTTCATCAAGTCTTGAAAACTGCTCGACATAATCTCACCATCCAGCACCATAGGCTCATTAAATCCTGGTGCTACCGCGGCCAGTTGCTCTTTCACATGTTCAAAGTTTACAAGCTCTTTGCCATTCCGGCTAAATTGAAGAACACGACCGTCTGGCCACACAATAGTAATAACACGCACACCATCCAACTTGACTTCAACAAGTTTTTGTCCTGCCAACTTTCCTTCATGATTAGCACTATCGTGAGCAAGCTGGCAACTGAAAGTAGGTATAATGTAATCTGCATATTTTTTCTCCACTACTTTGTTAATTGTTTTTTCACTTACACCACAACGTAGGTCTTTAATAAGAATACGACGGCACCATGAATTCCATTCATTGGGTGTGGCCATAGCCATAGCTCGTTGCACCAAATCTCTGGCATTGTTGCCAGTTACTATCCTACTACTTAGTTGTGTACACAGTTCGAGAAACAGTTCACGACCTAAGCCATCTCCCGACATGTCCTTCTTTTCTGGCACCTGTTTTAGGCCAAATGTAATCAATGGATCCAAAGCCAGTCTACAGCCTTCGAAGAATTCGTCATTACCTTGTGCTGCAATACCTGCAACTATGGATTCTTTGACCAAACGACTGTTGTCTGCTTCTAATTCTTGTATTATTTCCCATGGTCTACGCATCTTGTAACTCCTTTATATGCCGGCATGATTTACGAAATTGAAAACCCGGACAAGTGCAAGTCCAAGTTGATTTGGTTTGAATTACTGTGTATCGAGATCCTTTACTACCAAATACGTTCCAAGTTTTTGTATCTTGCTCGATTGCTTTGCGATTAGCACTACGACCGTCAGCATACTCAATGTTAGTAACGCGATGCAAAGGAATTTCTCTAATGCGTACAGGACTGTCAAAATCAGTTACGATTCTAACAAAATCGGGAGGGGTGAACTTGGTAGCTTTTTCAACGATGCCTGTTATTGTTGTTTTGTTAACTGCGGCCGCGCCGATTACATAACTTGGAAATTCAAAAGTAATTGCAATTTGACAACCTGGATCAGGAATTGAGAATTGTGTATTCATACTCTTATTATAGCAAAGAGCTGAATTTTGGTCAATAAGATCCGTTATACTTGAGCTGTTGGATTATGATTGATATTTGGATCTGCTGTGTATCTGGCATGCCATGCTCCATATTCTGGATCAATTGGAACGTCAAGTATTGTAACACCCGGCGAGAGAATTGTTTGTAGTCCGACTTCGATGGTTATTTCTTCGCCGTATTCGGGGAGATAAACATTTTCTTTCACAGTCTCTTGAGTCATTAGTCCATGTTGTACATATGACTTCATTAATGCCAAATTGCGATTTTCTGCTTCTAAAAATTGTTCTAATTCATCTTGATCCAAAGTGCGAATTGCCCAATCGTGAATATTAATGTGATTATGGCTGACATCAGTGTCATTTATTTTTTGAAATTCTGTCATTATTGCTCTTGGTCAAGGGGTGCAATCTATCCAGATAGGATCTTTGTAAACTGTATTAGGATCTGCTTTCATTTTGTCAACATATTTAAAAAAATTAGGATGGAAAATATATTTTTCGGTTGCTCCCGGAAACATAAATTTGAATCCAGTTTGTATAGTCACCAATTGACCTTGTGAAGTGGCAACAGTTTCGCGTAATTCAGTTGCAACTACCTTACCAGATCTTAGATCTTCTGCTAATTCATTGGTAGCTTCACTCAGGTCCAAATCGTATTGTATCAGTTCCATGTTCTCTAATCGATATCTTCCCCAGTCTATTTCGTTAACTAATTTTGTATCTCCAGTTTCCATAGTGATAACATGAAAAGGTGCGTGATATTCAAAAGCCATTTTGCTCTCCTATAATAGCAATATTTATACAAAAAAAATTAGGGCATAAAAATGCCCTAAACTATTTTGGGTAACAAGGCATAGTTGCCCCGGAGATTACGCTGCGAGAGCGAAGACCTCGTCGTTAGCTGCGTTTGCAGTTATAGTTTTGCTTCTTTTACGGAGATCGCCTACCGTGTAGATCCTTTGAATACTTGCTCGTCAATCGATACTATTTCCGGCCCATCAAAAAGCATTTTCAAGGTGTCCCTCTCCGATACAACGAGGAATCGCTAACCTCGTCTGCCTATTCCACTCTTATCAGCTTTCGCATACTTACCGTGGTGGCTCGTTATATCATCGGGCAAAATGCTTTTTGGTGGACCGGCCGGGTACCGCCCCCGGGTCTTGTCCGATCTTTCTTCTTAGGCATTGTACTACAATTCTAATCTATGTTATTTACTTACCACAAATTGTGGATTATGAATGTAACATACTTGTTTTTTTGGTATGTAAGTGACCAGCAGAACTCGATCTTTATCTGGATGATTGTGTACGTGTCCTTTGAATGCCGAGCCTTCGGGTTTGACCTGTACCGGAATCTCTCCGATCCAACCATCAATACCTTGTGCTTCTTCTTGGGCATCGGAAAATCTAACCGGTAAAGAATAGTACGAACCCACTGCTTGAATGGCCATTTCTTCGCCGGCCATGCCCATGTGTGTTTTATTGTATATTACTTCTTTAATATAGTCTTCACACATGTCATACGAAATGCCACCAATTTGCATCTTTTGAATCATTTCGTACAATCTCTGTGCCTGTGCCGGAATATTGTTGGCAAAAGGTTTAGAGTTATAAAAGTTACACCAATTTTCAAAGGTGCCAGGTATGCCTTGTTGCCGCATCTCTAACCAAGTTTCTTTTGCAGATCCTACCTGCCTTACATCAAACGCTTTGCAATTTTGCCCAGCCACATTCAGCAGCTGAGTTGAATATTTAGGCCATTCGCGACGTGCGCGATGTACTACACCTTTGAAATTTTTAGCTGTAAGTTTGATCATAGTATGAAAACAATTTGGAATTTATTCGTCGTCTTTATTTGGTTTGATCCATTCATAATAAATCAAACCAAATGCAATTGATAAACTGCCAATAAGTAAAACGCCCAACAAGAAGCCAACAATAAAATATAAACGGTTTATCTCGTCCATATCCTATTTAGTAAAAAAGCCCGCCGAAGCGGGCTGTGTTACATTTAAATTGCTCAGGCTGGCTGTTTGGTACGAGCTTTGATAGCCTCCATACTTGGCTTGGCACCTTTAACCTTGACAGTGCCAGCAGCATTGTACTTGGTATCGGCTGCATCAATTGCAGCAGCAAACTCAGGATTCTTGTACAGATCCGTAGTTTTAAGATGTGTTACAAGCTCACCCTTGGTCATTGCACGTGGCAACTCAACCAAGTTGATGTCAGTGTCAGTCTTGGCAAGAATCTTGACACGGGTCATGTCGCCAGCAAAGCGAACCTTGTATTGGCCTTTAGTTTTAGAAACACCACCTACCATAAAAGTTTTGTCAGTCATTTGTTACTCTCCACAAGTAAAGTTGAAAATTTAGATTACTGTTTGTAACCATACCACTATTATATTGCCATTCGAATTACAGGTCAACCTGTTTTTGGTCGGCAATTTAACCAAAATCATTTACTCAGTTCAGTTGCAGTCTCTTTGGTTTTGACCACAGCCTTGTCCAGCATACGAGCAATGCCCGTGAAGCCAATTGTTGCTACAACGATACCAAAAATGGTTCCGTAAACAAAGGTTCTCATCTTGTACTCTCCGGTTTAACTGGATTAATTAACACGTTAAGACGATCCGCAGCGGATCGAATGTCCATGCTTAATTGTCCGGAGCCAATGCTCTGTTCAATCAAGCGAGCAATATCATGCAATTGTACTACAGCGTCATTCAGTTGTTGTGATTTTTCGTTCATTTTTTACCTTTGGAAATTTACTGCACCATGTGCAACGAACAGAACTGACACCATAAAAATACAATCCAGTATCCGGAAACCGTTGCCCACATCCTTTACATTCAAATGTTAGCATTTCTGGTTCATTTGAGTCAATCGGTCCGTTTACAGCTTCGAACTGCTTCGGACCAAGATCTCCGGTAACCGGTTGCGCCTGCATTAGTTATAGCCTACTTCAAAGTTTTCAGGTTCCAACATATCGGCTTCGAGTACAGCGTCTTGATATGTGGTAGCACCCAACATGACGGTTTGGCCATTAAAATAAGATGCCATGTATCCACCCGAAACCGGATCGTAGTCAATTGAAATCAGAAAATTACTCATTCACAGTCTCCTTGTCATTGTAAAAAAATGCTGCGCCTAATTGAGTTTCAAGTACATCAGCTCTTGTTGGGTAATCTGCAACCAAGATCTGGGCAAGTTCCATCATGCTTTGGTTGCTCAGCAAAGCTAATTCATTGGCAAGTATTTCGAGTCGGTTCATAATTCGTCCACGTTAATGTCAGTGATGTCTTTGGGTTTGGCTTGGGGACGACCCCATGCACTTGCACCCGCATCTGGGGAGCTTTTGCCTGTAGGAATTTGTTGGATTTCGCCACCATTAGCAAGAAACTCTGCTATAGCCTTTTCGTAATCTTCTTTCGTCATTGTATATTCCCATAAAAATTAGCATCAAGATCTGCTGCCTGCTCCGCATACTCCTGTGGATCCTCGTCAAAGTCGCTTTCGAGCAGCTCAACAATCTGAGCCACACTCAAACCCACAGCATCAGCAATCCGTTGCGGTGTGTAGCCTTTGAAATCCATTTCACGAATTTCAATTTCCAAATCTTTAAAATATCCCATATTAATCTCCTGAGTCAATTTGATATCTGTCACTACAATGTTCGCAGGTGTATTCAGTTACACAGCGGCCTGCGTTACGACCCTTGTAGACGTGCGTACAAGGTTGACCTTCTTTGTTCAGCTGGACTTGACCCGTAGGACGACCGAACATATACTGCCCACCGCAATTGGTGCAGGGCAAGGTGTCTGTGGCCTCATCATAACCAGCAATGACCCGCTTCCAACTTGGATTTAGATTATAGGGCTTACGGGTAGTGCCATTGCATTCCGGACAAGTGTGTTTTTCCATTTATTCTCCTAATTAATTACTATACCAATATTATAGCAAAATGGCGAATTATGGTCTACCAAAATAAAATGTTGCAAAAAAGTAACATAAGTTGCTTAATTAGCAACCAGCCCTAACTTGCGTAATTCTACAGCAAAAGTAGGTCTAATATTAGGATCAACTTCCAGGATTTCAGAACCAGCCATATCCAATCTATCCGCAATATCTTTGGCTTCTTTGAGTCCGAGTCGTCTTCGATCGTAGGTACGAATGCACTTGATTACAGCAATTTTGTCTCCTATCTTGCTCACAAACGGATTCTTCACATGTATCTTGTCTCTGCGATAGTTGCCGGTCAACATGGCCATGAACACAGCACCTTTAAGCTCGGGATCGATGGTGTCGGCTATTGTGATCCAAAGTTCCATTCCTTTATCGGCGCCATAGATTTCGGCAATGGTCTGCATAAAACCAATGCCGGCACCTACGAGATCTTCTTTGTATTTTTCTGGTAGCATTACTTGGGTAAGTTGTAGTCTCTGTCATACTGCGACGTAATACTCCAATGTGCATCAGGACCTGGGTACTTGACATCACTCTCCACAGGCAGACCAAATGCCTGGCGAAGATTTTTGCGGTCGGCCTGACTGCCACACATGCTGGCGCATCGTTCCACAATCATTTCAGCAAATCTACGACCCGTACCATTCCACAAGTTGCTGTGGTAGATGTTGAAGTGCGCTTGATCGGCTATGTCTTTGAAAGGGTCTGTCATAATTTAGTTCCTGTAATCTAAGTCCACACGACGATTCTCAGCCCAGGCCTCTTCGGTACTGCCCGCAGCTCGAGGTTTGGTACTACCATACGAAAATGCTTCCATCTGTTGATCGCTTACACCCAGTCTTGACAAAGCCATTTTGACTGCATTGGCTCGCCGTTGTCCCAGTGCCAAGTTGTATTCAGTGCCGCCGCGTTCGTCAGTGTGTCCTTGTATGAATACAAATTCGTTGGGATTTTTTATCAAGAACTCTGCATGTTGTTTTAGTAAAGGTATAAACGATTCTTTAACAGTGTATTCGTCCAAATCAAAATATATTGAACTTTCTTGAAATAAGGTGTTGGGATCCGCCCTATCTGGGATCTTGTTTTTACGAACTTCAACAACAGGTTCAGGATTGGCATTTACAATTACATCTGTATTACGGGTGCCATTGGTGTTTTGTTTTGTTCTGTTATCGATCGTAGGCGGATCTTTGGTCGGTGTATCTTGCAAGCTGGTAGAGGAGCAAGCAGCAAGTAAAAAAGATAGTGCAATTATTTTTATATTCATTATCGTTTCTTTACACAAAAAGTTCGAGCTTCGGGTTGTCTTTGTCTAACGAATTCTGCTTGCTTGAGACACGCCTGTTCGCTGACAGTTTCCAAATAAGGATCATACAATATCTTATTTGGTGCAATAGCGGTAATTAAAACTAAAATCCAAATGTCTATGATTCAACTCCAAAATGGTTCTTTATAGAATCACGGATCTGCTGTGCCGTTCCATTAATCGTAGCATGAGCATCACACCATTCCAAACATTCTTTAACAATCAACTCGGCGAACTTTTGATTGAAAATATCATAAAAGATAACCGCATCAGCTCGTTCTTTTTTAAGTCTTTCGTCATAAATCAAGCAACTTGTTTCATGAGCCTGGTCAGCCAAACGAGAGATAACGGTGCTATCATTATTATAATATCGCTTATTCACAGTGAGCTATATCCTATCAATGCTATTGTAAAGTAAAGTCCAAACAAAAAACACAATACAGCAACCACATACAATCGCAACGGGTTAGGTTTGTGTTCCGCACGATTTGTAAGTATAGCACTGGTCAGCATGCCACTCATAAAGAAATGGAACGCGAGAAATAAAATATAAAAGGCAGTCATTATCGTGACAGCATCCTGGCAAGGTGAGCGTGGAGTTCGTTGATCTCATCCTGCTCCACATAATAGTCTGTTAAAGGGTCATAGTATTGACCTTCTTTGGGATCATAGTACAGCACACGACCATTGGCATAAAAGAAAGGACCTTCCAAACCCTTGCGTGGTTGCCAACGTGCATCGCGTTCACCTAACACAGTATAACCCATATGGCCTCCTGTTATTTTTGAGCCGGAATCAGCTGCATAAAACTTTTCATCATGTTCTGTGCTTGAGCCATACTTTCTTCTTGCGACTGCTGCCTAACACAGACTGCCCGGTATTCTTTGGTAGCAAGTTCTTTGGCTGTTTCTTGACACTCAGTCTTGCTTGGATAGAACCCAACAGGTGGCTGAGGTACACCGGCGGCTGTAATCAAAATCAAAGCATAAATCATTCATCAACTCCAAAATGTTGTTGTATCGCTAACTTGTGCGTTTCTGCACTTTTGGCATACAAGAATCCTGCTGGAATTCTTTCTTGCTCATGCATAACTTTAACGCATTCGTCTATTATTAGTCTACCTAAAATTAGATTATACTGCTCAATCCAGAGATCCGGAGCAAGGATGCCTTTGGGCACCTCTGCTCGTGCTTGATCTGCTAACTGTTGAATCAGTTCAGACATCAATCCAACCTTGACCCTGCGTATGCATCGAAGCCGTATTTACGAAACACATCAGCCGCAGCCCTGGCACCGGTTTCCAAGGTGTCAATGTTCTGCACCGGATAACCGGCTGGATTCCAAAGTTGGAATGTGCGGTTGTAGTCTTGACGAATGCCAGCTGCCTTCAGCATACGTCCCAATTTGCTATTGCCTTTGACCTTGTAAATATTGGTCCAAGCAAAGCCACACGCATACTGATCCACACCGCCCAATTTCACACGGAAGAATTCATCCGAAGCCGCATAGGCAGCATCTCTTGCTTCACGTACAATATCGTTGATTTGGTCTTGAGTAAAATCCATGTCAGTTTCCTTTACAATTAATGTCCAAATACCAATATAGCAAAAATAAACCCTGACACAAAAGCCAACATCAAATTGACTGCACAATCTCCTTGTTCAGGAGTGGGTGTAGGAATAGCGTCAATTATATTTCGTAAAAATTGTTTAGGCATAATTAACCCCAATCCTTCTTGTCGCCATGCGTCTCATTGTATTCGTATCCCATCATATAAGCTTCATATTCGGGGGTACCTTCTTCAGCCACAATCTCGGCACTTTGATATGTACCACCCACAAAGTAATGCGGGCGAGGACCGCGGCCATAATAGCTATCGGCGCTGCCACGATCAAATGCACCACCGTGGCGAGTAAATTTTTCAGCAATTAGAGTGGAATCTATCATCACGCTGCCTCCTTCATTAAACGATAACCCTGGGCTACATCAAACAAGTTAGCCCGCTGCCAGGTCCATAAGTCCGTTACACGATTGTATACAGGACCAAACGAGTATTCTCCGCCATCGGCAGTATATACTACGGTCTGCCAACCACCAGGAACATTCGCACAAGAAATTTCCATTTTATTTCTCCTTGAATACTCGACGCACGTCACTCAGCGATACCTGCATTTCACAGGCAATGTAATCTACAGTTTCTTCTAACTTGCCCTCAGGGTCGCCCACTACTTGGGCCAATTGTCTAACTTGTTTTTCAAATTTGGTCATTGCTGTCTCCTTGACAATTACATGCTAAAGTAAGATTCGGAACTGGGCGAGCAGTAGTACGGAGTGTCATAACGCTCCTGGTACTCTTTGCCCGACATCATGTTCTTGCGGGTGACAAAAGTTTCATACACATGAACAACCAGGCCTTCTTTACGGATGCCGTCGGCTAATACTTCTGCATGACTGCGAGTAAGTGGTGCGAAGTCTTTGACTTCCACAAAACGCAGACCCATCTTGTTGCGACCATAGCGTTCATCTTTTTTGATACGCTTGTCGGCTTTGAAGATTTCAAAAGTGTATTCGGTAAGCTTGCTCATTTATTACGCTCCTTATTAGTTACTATACCAATAGTATAGCAAAATGGGTCTTTATGGTCTACCAAAATAAAATGTTGCTTTTTTTGCAACATTGTTGCTTATTCAGCAACAGTTAGCATATTAGCAGGAACGTTCCAGGTAGTGTTATTCTCACGCACCTTGATGTTTTTTATGTTAATTTTAACAACATTTCCTCGGTGAGTGCGCCCAGTCTTGGGATGTGTAAATTTAACAACATCGCCCAGCATCAAGGCACGTTTGGTTTCTCGGTTAATTTGGCCGCGTCGGTACTTGATAGCACAGGTGATGCTTTCCAGTTGCTCATTTGTAAACGAACCAAACATGATTGCTGAATTAACATCCTGGATTGAAAGTTGCGACATTGCTAACTCCTAATTAGTTACAGTAATAAGAGTATAGCAAACGGGCGAATTTAAGTCAATTGTTGTTTTTATGCAACATTAAAGATTGGATAATTAGCATCGCTTGAGGGCATGCCATTCCATACGGTTCTTATAATAAAAATTTTGTAATCTGTGTGCCATATTTGCACGCCAAGTGCAATTTGATTGGTATTATCGTAAAGCCAAAAATGCTGGCCTGCGCCCAGTTGACGTATTTTGGCTTTGGCTTGTGGTATTTTTGGTATTACTTTGGTAAGCACAAAATCATCTACTCGCCGGTCTTGGGCTTGGTCTAATAGGTGTTCGTCTAAGAAAAAAGTGTAGTCGCCTGCATCCACTTTACCAACCACTTCAGGTCGTCGGCTAAAATATCTAACAGCAGTTTGTTTGTTGTCGAATTCATGAGAACGCATTAACTATTTATTAAATTTGGATACAACATCTTTTCATATGTTTCTTGATCAACGTCAGGAAACACTATGTTGTAAAATTGCCAGGTTTTCTTAGCATACAACTTTCTGAAAGTTTGGTGAAATTCTGTAGTATAAGCTTTATTGACGATATTTTTTTTTATTTCGGCACTTATAGATAACGTGTCTAAAAAATTTTTAAATTTTGCATCTTCAAATTGTGACCTATCTTTGGCAAATTGGAAAAACTTTCTATCGTATCTTTTTTGTTCAACATCATCTATATAAGCTTTTTTCATTATATTCATAAAGTGCGCTACATGTCTTGACTCATCTCTAATAAATTCTTTAAAAATTTGTTGTTTGATAGGATTTTTGCTATACTTAGAAAACAAAACAAATGCCGCATACAAATAGCTTTCGCCAGTTACAATGTTTGGTAATAGTTCAATAAAACTATTTGTGTGCCAAAGATCGTTTTCTGATTGTATAAATTCCAAACAAGTAGGTGAGACAAATTCTGGTCTATAGTCTTTGATAGCTTTCATCTTGCCAATAATGGCACTAAACATTTCACTGTGTTTTACTTCATCGTCTATAACTTCTTTGAACTTTGATTTTATTTGATTACGTTCAGATTCTGACAAGTGTCCAAAATATACATCTAATGATCCGTCATTGAATTTTGATAAAATATTGTCGTACCGTAGTACTACAGCATTTTCAGCTTCGAACCCAAAAACAAGCCAACCGTTATAACAAGTTTTTTCGAATAGTTTTACGATTGTGGGAGAAGCTATTTCGCCGAGAACAGGAAATAAATTTTCACGAAGCTCAAAAGGATTATCTGCAGAAAAGTCGCACTGATCTATTAAATTGAGAACACGGTCTATATTAGGCATAAATTTATTTATTTTTTACTGCGGCCGCTTTTCATGTTTGCACACCAGTGATACATCTTGGCTTTTTCGCCGCTGGCATTCTTGGCACGTTGGCGTAAGTCTGTGACAGAGCCGTTGCAGCTGGCTCCTGCTCTCTTCACACGCCCAGGACGGCTTTTGCTCTTAATCTTGCCATCGGCAAAATTTTCATTTACTGTTTGATCTAAAAACTGTTTTACCGCTTGGAGATGGTCACTGCCGGCCACATACACTCCCTGTTTTCGGGAAGCTAAAAACTTGTCACGTAAGTCATTTACTGATTTTGCCACGCGACCTGCACGGTTAGGATATTGTTCCCAATTATCAGGCCACATCAGCTGTTCACCCATGGTAAAAAATCGTCTAACATTACTTTCTGTAGCAGGTGCTTGACTCATTTGAACAAAATCATACGGTCCTTCGCTGACAGCCTGTAAAAACTTTTGTAATGTTTCAGCATCAAACTTTCTATCTGGAAAATAGTTTGTGCTGGGTTGTGTGTCAATTATTCTATCAAATATTGTAGATTCAGGATCCGATCCAATCTTGCCTTCTACCGTATCATTCTCTTTTATATTAGAGAATAGAACATATAAGAATGGTGCAGGATATCCTTTGATGGCCGGAGATAACAAATCGTCATCCCAACTACCTTCATAATCGTCAATGATGCCTTGGGTAAGTTTGCGATCCATACCATTGCCTTCGTACCAGGCACCGTGACGTTGGGCAATGGCTTGTACTCTTTCAGCGTCAGAATCTGACAACTGTAATCGCTTGCCATGTTCTTGTCCCACAATAGCAGTATCGTTGCCTATAAAAAGCACCTTGCTGGTTTTGGCTTCTGTGACACTTTCTCCACCGCCACCATCTCCACCACCATCGCCTGACTCGCCGCCGTACGCACCACTGCCGTAATAACCGTAGCCGGGATACCAGTAACCGCCGAAATATTTGTTGCTGCGTTTACGTTTTTTCTTTTTACGTTCAGTTACAAACTCGTCGGCTCTCATAGATTTCTTTCCCAGATCACAAAAGGATCATTGACCACAATAGTACCGTCTGGTCGTTGCATATAATTACCACGATGTAGATCTATGCTGTAGTTGTGTTTTCTTGCAAATTGTTGCACTGTCTTTACAGTCTTTAATAAATTCTTTGCTGCCTCTGCTCCGCCCAGTAATTCCATTGTATTCTCAATTTCGTAGTAGTAGGGATCTTCGTCTTCATAACTGCTGTGTTGAGCATAATTGATTAGGGTGTTGAATGCAGTATCATAATTGTTTTTTCTTAATTTCCGAACAGCTTCTTCAATGTTACCGACCAGATTACCTACTTCGCCGGGTAATTCTCGTAGTGCTTCCATTCTGGCCTGGATGTATCGTCTGCCTTGAAATTCAAAACTTTCAAAGCCTGAGAACTTGGGCAAGTGCGGATTGTTTGAATTTTTATTACAATAGTTGATCCAGTTTACAAACATTCTTTGATCCGGACTAAAGTCAAATATTGTGCCTTGACGATAGCCAAACACAATCAATACTTGTCCACCGGGTTCCAGATAGGCCTGTTTGTCTATACCGCCACCAAGATATTTGTAGCCTTTTTTTGCAAGATATTGGCTGATACCAACATTTATTTTGCCAGCCATTTCATCAAGATCGTCTTCCTTGACTGGTCCCCATGTACCTGTAGTTTTATCAATTACTTCGGCATCTCCAGTTCTGCCTGCTGTCCAGCGAGGCAGCTTTTCTTGCGGTAATCTTACTTGTGCGTTGTCTGGAGTGTCTTTCCAGGCTCGACCAAAATAACCTTCGGTATCACCTTGGCTCCAATACTTTTTATCTGTATCCCATGTGGTACGACCGGGGGCTGGATTCTTTTCAAAGTAGCCGGACTTGCGAGCTGCCGCTAATTCTTCTGGGCTCATGTTTCTATACACATGCGAAACATCATCAGGGCTACCAGGAACCCGGCCACCAAACATGCCGCCTTTGGGTTGATCTATGGTATTTTTTACACGAGGAGCTTGACCGGCTGCATAGTCAAAGGCATCTTTGCCCAGTTTCCATAACCAGCTTCTAAGACCACCTTCGTTTAAAAAATCATCTGCTCTCATTGACCCACTCGCTGTAAAATAAAAATATCTGCAGGCAATGACATAGAAAACAGTTCATCGGGCAAATCATTTATGCCAATTTCTTGATAACCGTATCTTGCCGCATATCTTGCCACCAAGCGTAGATACAATTTGTTTCTGCTGGTTTCTTTACCGCTGAACAATATGTATTCAGGTCTACGATACTTACTAAGATATGTTGCAACTGCCTGAATAACCGTGCCAAACACTCTTTCTGCATCACCTCTACCAGTAACATCAAAACTGCCACCTCGCTTAAACTCTATGTCTACTGCATCGCCGCTGATTGGCACAAAGCTAATATTGATCTCACGACCTTGCCTATCGTAGGATGTGGCATGTAATTCATCAGGTGCAAATGTTTCATCCCACTCTATCTCAAACGCTGTAGCGGGATCAAATAATTCACCTAAGAAATCTACTGCTCTCATCTTGCTGGCACCACAGTAAATTCACCTTGTCCAACCATGTTGTTTCCTCTTAACCAATTCGCAGCATACTGATTTGCTTCGCCTTGGTTGCTGCGATGAACAAAACTATACACTTCACGATCATTTTGATCTAATACCAACCAACGAGTATTGCCTGGTGGTAGGCTTTCAGTACCTCGAGCTGGTGCCTGTGTCACAGGATCAGCTTCAATTCTGAGAACCTCAGCTCTACTGGCTTCAAGTTGATTTCTAACGTTGGCCATAGCAGCGTCGGCATTGGCCGCAGGAACAGTGACCCTATTGTTCATAATATCTCCGTACTGACGTATAGTGTAATCAACTGTGAATCGTTGTTGAACTTCACCTTGATTGCGTGACAGATTGTCTCTTGGTCGCATGAGTGGTCTCACGTAAATAGGATCATCAAACCCTGTTTGTTGTTGCCATCTTGCTGCGTGTCTTTCGGCGTCCGCTACTGCGTTTCCGATACCGCTTATTACGGATACAACCTCATTGGTGTTTCTACTAACTACTTCCCAGTGCCCGGTAAATTCTTGATCACGACTTGGTGTTTGTGCAGTTCGTTGTCTCTGTAATTCAGCAGTTGATCCAGGTATGCCACGGTTTTCTATTCTACGCCACTTGAATAATTCTGGACTACTGTTGGAGCCAGATAACCAATCTTGATACTTTCTTTCGGCTTCAGGATCGGTGTTAGCAATAAATCTAAACATACTACGATTAGTTTCTGTGTTATAGATTTCATAGTTGGCATCTGTGCTTTGTTCTCCACCTACAGCGCCAGCTGGTATAGGTTCTCCTGATCTGGCTCGCATCGCAGCTACAGCAGTTTCTTCACCTTGATAGTCCGGATCATGAATTGCTACCATGTCATCAAAGGTCACATTGGCAAATACATCAGCGTGTCTTTGAACAGCTAAAGTTTTTGCCTGGTATTCACTCATTGCTCTTACATATACTTTCCGGTCAGGTCTGCCACCTACTGCCACACGATAAAACTTGTTCGAAGCCATGTTCATATCATTGCTGGTAGCTGCTCGTACGGGTTGAGCTCGCCAACCATTTTGCTGAGTGTAATCTTCTATACTATTACCACCCAAGTTTAGGCTCCATTTTTTAATAGCTTCTTTGTATGCACCCAACTCATCCATGGCCACAACTTCTACGCCTTGGCTTTGATAAGGGCTGTTTTGGCTACCAATAACCTTCCATACCAACAAGATGTCTTTGGCACCAAGTGCAAGTTTATTAGCTTTTCTCTTGCCCTGAATGTTTCTTACAAATGCTTTCAATGCACTTTGTGGTAATTCACCGGCTGCATACTTGGCAAAGTATTGGATGGTATCATCTTCCCGGCCTTGTGTTAGAGTTTTGTACAATTTCTTGTAGTATTCTTGTTTGAACTCTTCGGGCTTAGTAGCCACACTAAGTGCTGCCACTGCTCTGAGCAAGGTGTTTTTCACAGTGGTTATACCGGCGTCGCCAGTCATCCAATCACCGCCCGGGCCACGGAATTCCACCCACTGATCACGATTGTTTATGCTGGTAAATTTTTCTGTGCTACCTGTATGTAATATTTTGCTGGCCAATTCACTTAGTCCGCCCTGGAACTGACGCATCATTTCTTCAACACGACTGGGATCACCGCGACCCATGGTGACAATTTTCTTTAGAGCAGATTTACAATAGGTATTACCTTCTCTACCAAACTGTTCCAGGATGTAGTTGTCGCCCAGGAACATGGCCAATTTCACATAGTCAAGATTTTTCTGATTGGGCACACTGACATTCATGTGCAAGCCTGTGCTGCTGTTGGTATAGGCGCCTGCTCGCTCAGCCCACGCCACCACCTTGTCTATGTCAGACAGCATTTCATCTACGGTCAGCACAGGACTAACAAACTCCAGTCCTG